GGCCTGTACACCCGCACCCGCTACCACAGGACTCCGCTGGCCGATGAGGTGCTGGAGGCCATCCGCGAAGGGTCCATTCGCGGCTACTCGTTCGGGGGTGTCTTCCTGCAGTCCAATCCCGCACGGGTGCCTCGCCGACGGACCGACGGGACGCTGCCGACCGTCACCCGCACCGAGATCAAACTGGCCGAGTACGGGCCGACACCGATCCCGGCCTATGAGGACGCGGCGATCCTGGGTGTGCGGTCCCTGGTCGACCGGCTGGCGCACCTGTCCGCGGCCGAGCGCGCCGAACTGGCCGCGATCCTCGCCGGAGGCGAGAACAACGTGCTTGCGCCCACCACCCCCGCTTCGGGGGCCGGAGGCGACGCCGACACCCCCGACGTGGGGGCCGTCACCGAGGAGTCGGACCCCCTGGTGGGGCACCGCTCTGGCCGGTCCATGCCCGCCCGCCTGGTGCGGGCGCGACTTCACAGGATGGGAGTGCTATGAGCAGCAGCACCGGCCAGACCTCGCGGCTGGCCGAGATTGACGAACGTTTGGAGCAGGTGCGCGCCGACCTCGTCGCGTTCGCCGACCAGGGCGACCTGGACGAGGAGCAGGCGGAGCGGTTCGACGCCCTGGAGGCCGAGCTGGTCGCCCTGGAGGCGGAGCGGGAGCCGCTGGCGCGCCGCGCCGCCACTCTGGACCGGGTGCGGGCCGCGATCCAGGGCGGGCCGCGCGCCGTCGAGGCGGACCGCGGCCCGGACCTGATCAGCCAGCGCCGTGACCCGTTCGCCGACCTCGCTCAGGTCCGCACCGGCATGGTGCCCGTGTCCGATCTGCGGGCCCGCGCGCTCACCGCGATCGAGCAGGCGCCCGACTACGTGCCCGATGACCAGCGCGAGCAGGCGACCCGCCTGGTGGAGCGCGGCGACCGGCACGGCCGCATCGCCCGCCACATGCTGCTCACCGGGTCGCCCGCCTACGAGCGGGCGTTCGAGGCGGTCCTGACCGGGGAGGAGGTGTGGGCGCTGGCCCCGGAGGAGCAGGACGCGCTGCGGCAGGCGCGCGAGCACCACCGGTCCGTCAACATCGGCACCGACGCGCAGGGCGGCTACCTGGTGCCGTTCTACGTGGATCCGACGATCATCGTGCTGGGCGACGGGGTCGTGAACCCGCTGCGGCAGATCTCCCGGGTCGTGTCGATCACCACCAACACCTGGCACGGCATCACCCGGACCGGCATCGAGGTGGAGTGGCTCGCCGAGGCCGAGGAGGCCACCGGCACCCAGCCGACCTACGGGCGCCCGGAAATCCCCACCCACAAGGCGGGTGCGTGGATCACGGCGACGTTCGAGGCCGCGCAGGACACCACCATCACCTCCCAGATCGGTGGGCTGCTCGCCGAGGCCAAAGCTGAGGAGGAGGCTGAGGTGTTCACGGTCGGCACCGGCACGGGGCAGCCGACAGGTGTGGTCACCGCGGTGGCCGCGGTGGCGTCCTCGGTGGTGGACACCGCAGGGGCGGGCACCTACGAGGTCGGGGACGTGTACGCGCTGCGGGGAGCACTGCCGCCCCGGTACCGCTCCAACTCGGTGTGGCTGGGCAACGACCAAATTCTCCTGGCTACCCGCCAGTTCGCGGGCGGGGCCGGGCCGTCGCACGCGTTCTGGGCGGATCTGGGGGTGGCTACCCCGTCTCAGCTGTTGGGCCGCCCGGTGTATGAGTCCAGCGTCATGGCGGACGAGGTCACGGCGGGCGCGAACATCCTCATGCTCGGGGACTTCTCTCGATACGTGATCGTGGACCGGATCGGGATGACCGTGCAGCACGAGCCGCTGGTCAAGGGGACGAACCAGCGTCCTACCGGGGAGATGGGCTGGTTCGCGCACTGGCGGGTCGGCGCCGACGTGGTGGACGCCAACGCGTTCCGGCTGCTGCAGGTCGCGGCCTGACCTGGCGAGGAGACGCAAGGAGGACGCCATGCGTGCTGTGCGTGCTGTGCAGACGTTTGCGGCCGGTAGGCGGGTCATCGCCGAGGGCCAGGAGGTGCCCGGTGACGATCCGGTGGTGAGGGGCCGGGAGCGGCTGTTCGTTCCGGTCGACACCCTGGAGCAGGAGCCGCCCGCTGAGGACGACGGCACTGGACAGGCCCCGGAGGAGCAGGCTGCGGCCGAGGAAACCAGGCCGACCCGCGGTAAGGGCCGGCGGGGGTCGGGGTGATCCTCACCACCCCGGAGCCGTTCATCTCCGTCGCCCAGGTGCAGGACCACCTGAGGAAAACCGGTGGTGAGGAGTTGCTGGAACCGATGGTGGGCGCGGCCTGCGAGATGATCCGCGCCCGCATCGGCGAGGTCGCGCCGGTGGACTGTGCGACCACGGTGAGTGCGGACCGCTGGGCCGTGACCGGCACCGTCGTGCTGGAGCACCGCCCGGTCATCTCCCTCACCACGGTGGTCGATGCCCGCGGCCCCGTGGTGGGGTCGGTGCTGGTGTCCCGCGACGGTGGCGTGGTCGGCCTGCCGGGGTCGGTGACCGGCACGGTGACCGTGACCTACCAGGCGGGCCGCGACCCGGTGCCCGACAACGTCACCCTGGCCGCGATCGAGCTGGCCGCGCATCTGTGGCGGAACTCGCAGAATGCGGGGCAGTCGCGGCCGGGCCCGGGGCAGCCGGACGCGACCGTGCTACCGGGCACGGCCTATTCGATGCCGTACCGGGTCCGGGAACTGCTCGGCCTGGGCAAATACCAGACCGACATCCCCCTCATCTACTGAGGAGGCGAGCGTGCTCACGACGGTACCGGGTGTGATCGACGCCCTGCTGGCCGCACTCCACGGCCACCCCGACCTGGCGGGGGTGACCGTCATGGACGGGCCGCCGGTTCGCACCCTGGACTACGAGGACGTGATCATCGTCGGGTTCCGTGGGATGCCCGGGGAGCCGGGAGTCACAGCGGACCGTGCGGAGGCCGACCTGGGGGGCCGCACCGACCGGGAGACCTACATCCTGTGGTCGATGCTGTCCACCACCAGCGGTGACACCGACCTGGGCCCGCTGCGCGCCCGAGCCGTCGCCCTGCTGGGCGCGTTCGGGGCGGCGGTGCGCGCCGATCCGACCCTGGGGGGGACGGTGGCCCGCGCGCGGATCGGCGAGACCACGTTGGAGCAGGTGCAGACCCAGGCGGGCGCCGAGGTCAACGTCGAGGTCGGGGTGGCCGTGGACGCGTGGGTGAGGCGTTGATGCCCGTCGACGTCGAACTGGGCGGCGGCAACGAGGTGCTGCGGCTGCGCCGCGAGTTGGGGGGCATCCCGGTTGAGCTGCAGCGGCGGCTGCGGCCGGTGATGCGGCGAGAGGGCCAACCAATTCTGGCGGAGGCACGCCGCCGTGCCTCCTGGTCCACGCGCATCCCCTCGGCGACCCGGCTGAGCGTGTCGTTTTCGCGGCGCCGGGCCGGGTTGCACATCCAGGTGGACCGGCGGCGGGCGCCGCACGCCCGCACCTGGGAGGACCTGCTGGGTCGCGGCCAGGCCCGGTGGCCGGTGTTCGGTAACCGGGAGGTGTGGGCGGGCACGCGGCCCCGCCCGTTTTTGGAGCGTGCCGTGTACGCCCGCGGCCAGGTGGTGGTGGCGGCGATCAACCGCGCGGTCGACCAGACCGCGCGGGACGCGGGATTCCGATGAAGGAGGAGGGACGCATGAAGAAGGTGCGGATGAGCCACCCCCGGCTGGGTGGCCGGGTGATCGAGGTGCCCGCCTCGGCGGTGCGCGTGCATGAGAAGTCCGGGTGGCAGCGGGCCGAAGAGCCCCCCCGGTCCACCGGCACCCGCAGGACCCGCTCGGCCGACGAGAAGAAGCAGGAGAACTAATCGTGGCGGCACCGGCTATCGAACCGACGAACCGGTACTTCAACCCGGCGGTCACAAAAATTTATTTCGTGCCGACGATCGCGGACCAGGACGCGCCGACCCGCGCCGAGCTGGACGCGGGCACCGACCTGTCCAACGAGATCGCCGACATCTCCGGCTGGCAGGTCACGTCCGGGCAGATCCAAACCCCCGACCTCGGCAGGAGGTTCACCTCCAGCATCCCGGGGCGGACCACCGCCGAGGACTCTTCGATCACGTTCTACGCGGACCGCACCGGTGAGGACATCCGGGCGCTGCTGCCCCGCGACACCGCGGGGTTCATCGTGATCATGGACGGCGGGGACGTGGCCACCCAGCCGATGGACGTGTACCCGGTTCGGGTCGCCTCCAACGGCAAAATGCGCAGTGTGGGTGATGAGGCCGCCCGCATCCAGGTGCAGTTCTCGATCACATCGGAGCCGGCCGAGGATGTGGCGATTCCGGCCGAGGACGGGGCCTGATGGGCCTGCGGGACAGGTTGCGGGCCCGCCAGCGGCCCACCACCACGTATCCGCTGCGGGTGGCGGACACGTCGGAGGCGGAGCGGGAGTTGCGGGAGTCGCAGGTGGCGTACCGCCGGATCGCCCGTCACGGGGGCGAGGACGATCCGGCGGTACGCACTGCGAAGGCGCGCTTGGATGCCGCGCAGGCGGCATTCGACGCGTGTTTCGAAATGATCACGCTGGTCGCGTTGGCCCCAGCCGACCTGGAGGCGCTGCTCGCCGCACACCCCCCGAAGGACGGCGACGGGCTGTTCAACCCGGACACCTACCCGCGGGAGCTGTTCCTGGCCTGTGTTGAGGGCCACAACGGCGACATGACCCGGGAGGACTGGGAACACGTCCTGGACGAGTCCTGCTCCTACGGCGAGCGGCAGGAGCTGTACGTGCTGGTCCAGGCGCTGAACACGCGCGGCCCGTCCAGTGCGATCCCAAAAGGTTGGACGCCGACCCGGGGCTAGCAATAGAGGTGGCGGTGGCCGCCGCCTACGGCATCCCCCACTCGGTGTTTCTGTCCTGGGACGCTGACGATCGCGACAAGGCCATCTGGCACTACCTGCGGGAACGCGACCGGTGCGGTTCGTGTGGGACGCGCCGCGCCGAATGGGACGAGTCCCAGGGCGGGGACCGGCGTGCCTACGTCGCCGACCTGGAGCGGTGCCCGGGCTGTGAGCAGGTGGAGGCCCGCCAGGCCGCGCTGGCGTCTGACCGCAAACAGGGCCTGGTGGGGCGGGGTGTGCACGTGGTGCTGCGGCCCAACCCGGCACTCAGACAGCAGGAGGTGTGATGGCGTCCCGAAATCAGAACCTCAACATCTCCATCTCCGCCACCACCGCTGGATTGGAGCGCGGGGTGACCCGCGCCGAGGCCGAGCTCAACCGTCTCCGTAAGGCCCACGCGGACGCGTGGGCCGCGATCAACGCCGCTGAACAGCAGTTGCAGCGGGAAACTGATCAGGTACTGGCGGAGGTCACGGCCCGCCAGGAGGCCGCCCAGGCTGCTCTGGAGCAGGTCGGCATGGGCCTGCTGGGGGTGGGGGGGGCGCTGACCGCCGGGCTCGGTCTGGCGGCCCGCGCCGCCATCGAGTGGGAGTCGGCGTGGGCCGGGGTCACCAAAACTGTGGATGGCACCGCTGAGGAGATGCAGGTCCTGGAGGAGGGCCTGCGCGGGCTCGCGTTGCAGATCCCGGTCACCTCGACGGAGCTGGCGGGGATCGCCGCCACCGCCGGTCAGCTCGGTGTGGCCCGGGAGAACATCCTGGAGTTCACCGAGACCATCGCGGGCATGGCGGTCGCCACGAACCTCACCGCCGAGGAGGCGGCCACGGCTATGGCCCGGTTCGCCAACGTCATGGGAACTCCCCAGGATGAGGTGGACCGGCTGGGTGCGACCATCGTCGAACTCGGCAACAACAGCGCGACGACCGAGGCCGAGATCCTGGAGATGGCGTTGCGCATCGCCGGCGCTGGGCGCACCGTCGGACTCACCGAGGCTGACGTGCTGTCGTTCGCGGCGGCCCTCTCCTCGGTGGGGCTGCAGGCCGAGGGCGGCGGGTCGGCGATCTCGAGGGTCATGATGATGATCTCGGACGCGACCCGCGCGGGCGGTGACGATCTGACCGCGTTCGCGCGGGTCGCCGGGACCAGCGCGGAGGAGTTCGCGACCGCGTTCCGCGACGACCCCGCCCAGGCCATCTCCATGTTCGTGGCCGGGCTCGGCGACATCCAGCAGGCGGGCGGCGACGTGTTCCAGACGCTGCGCGAGGTCGGGGTCGTCGACATTGAGGTGCGCGACGCCCTGCTGCGTGCCGCAGGCGCCTCCGACGTGCTCGCTGAGTCGCTGCGCCTGGGCGGTGAGGCGTGGGACGCCAACACCGCGCTGGTGGAGGAGGCCGCGGCCCGCTACGCCACCACCGAGTCCCAGATGATCATGGCGCAGAATGCGATCAACGAGTTCGGCATCTCGCTGGGCGAGCACCTGTTGCCGATCATCGGCGACGCCGCCGAACACGTCACCAACTGGGGGGTGGCCTGGTCCACGCTGGATGCGTCCACGCAGGGCGCGGTCACCGGCATCGGCGGCACCGTGGGCGCAGTCAGCCTGCTCACCGGCGCCCTCATCACCGCCGGGCCGCGGCTGCTGGAGTTCCGCGATGCCATGCAGACGCTGGCCACGGACGGCTCTACTCGGGTCCGTCGCGGTCTCGGCACTGTCGCGACCTTCTTGACCGGCCCGTATGGGGCTGCGCTGGGCGCGGTCATGCTGCTGGGCGCAGCATGGTTGGACCAGAAAGCACAGCAAATCGCGGCCGAGCAGGACTGGGCTGACGCATTCGCGCAGTCCAACGGGGTCATCGACGAGTCCATCAAGCTCAAGGCCGTGCAACGGGCCCAGGATGAGGGGTTGATCGACCTCGCCGACCGGGCGGGGATCTCCACCTCCTACCTGATCCAGGCGCTGCTGGAGGAGGGCGCGGCGCGGGAGGCCCTGGCCGGGGTCACGGTCTCCCAGCTGGAGGCGACCTACGAATCGGCCGAGGCAGCGGAGCAGGCCGGGTCAGCGACCCAGCAGCTGAAACAGCACCTGGAGGAGATCTACGGCCCGGGCACCGACTGGGCCGACCTCACCGTCGAGCAGCAGGAGGCCCTGCGGGGGCTTTTCGACGGGATGAACGCGGTCATCCCGGAGATCGACCGGGGCCGGGCGATGCAGGAGGCGATCGCCCAGGCCACCGACGAGACCGCGGACCAATACCTGACGGCCGCTGATGCCGCCGACGGCTACCGGCAGAGCCTGGAGGAGCTGCACCGCACGACGCTGGGACTGATCGACGCCGAGATCGCCTGGGAGCAGTCGATCGACGACGCCAGCGACTCGCTGGACCGCAACGGCGCCACTCTCGACCTGACGACGCAGGCCGGGCGCGACAACCAGCGCGCCCTCAACGACCTGATCACCGACGGTGGCGAGTACATCGCCATGCTCAGAGAGGCGGGCGTCTCCAACGAGGAGCTGCGTGAAGAGCACGAGCGGGCCCGGAAAAAAATTTACGAGGTCGCGATCGCGTTCGGCGCCTCCGAGGAGGAGGCACGCGAGTACGCTGACGCGCTCGGCGATGTGCCGCCGGAGGTGACCACCGAGATCGAGGTGGAGGCGCAGGGCCGCTGGTCCACCACCGGGTCCTACGGCGCCTACCCCCCGTCCCAACGCCCCCCTGGCATGGGCTACGCCGACGGTGGCGCGGTGCACGGCCCCGGCGGGCCCCGCGACGACCTGATCCCCGCCATGCTGTCCAACGGGGAGCACGTCATTCCCGCCGACGAGGTCGACATGGCAGGCGGCCAGGACGCGATCTACCGGCTGCGCGCCATGATCCGCGCCGGATACGTGCGGTTCGCCGACGGCGGCGCCGTCGAGGTGCAGCGGTTTGCGCGTGGCGGCGCGGTGCGGCCCCGCCCTGCGCAGATCATCGATGACCACGACGAGGACACCCGCATCCAACTGCAGCGGATGACGCAGGCGCTGATCGACAGAGTCGGCAACAGCATGGCCACGGAGTGGAAACGGATCGCCGGGTCGACGCTGGCCGTGGTCAACGCGTGGCGGCTGATGATCGGCACCCCGTACTCGTGGGGGGGTGGCGGCCCCGGTGGACCCAGCCTCGGTTTCGGTCGGGGGGCGAACACCGTCGGTTTCGACTGCTCCAGCCTGATGCAGTACGGGTGGGCGCGGGTCGGCGTGTCCCTGCCGCGCACCACCTACGACCAGATCCGCGTCGGGTCGGCTGTGCCCCGCGGCCAGGAGCGGCCCGGGGACCTGGTGTTCCCGCACCTGGGGCACGTGGCCGGAGTTGAGACCCCGGGCACGCTGATCCACGCCCCGTACACGGGTGCGACGGTGTCGCGGCGGCCCATGTACGGGCACGTCATCGCGATCCGCCGCCCGAAGAAGTTCGACGCCGGCGGGATCTGGGGCAGCGGCGAGTCCGGGATCAACCTGTCGGGACGCCCCGAACGGGTTCTGAGCCCTGCGCAGACGGCG